TGGAAACCAAAACGGTATATCAATTGGTAAAATATTTGGTCTTAAAAAGCCTAAGTACAATTCTGACCACACAGGTCAAGTTGAAGACTTTGGTGTTATAAGATTAGATGTCGCATTCTAATTGTGATATATTTTATGGGTGGTCGATTATGACCACCCATATTTTAAGGAGTAACAAATGATAATAATTTCTAGTGATGATAAATATATAGCTTCAACTTGGGGCGCAAGTATTTCTTTAAAAGCAGGAATACCAAAAGAAGTTTCAAATGAACTTGGTTTGCTTTGCTTACAAGAGGGATGTACACAATATGAAGGCGAAATGCCAACACACACTGAAGAACCAGTTGTAGAAGAACCAGTTGTAGAAGAACCAGTTGTAGAAGAACCAGTTGTAGAAGAACCAGTTGTAGAAGAACCAGTTGTAGAAGAATCTTCAATTAATCTTGAAAGTATGACTAAAATACAGTTAGAAGCACATGGTCGTAGTTTAGGTATTCAATTAGACAGAAGAAAAAAGAAAGCTACTTTGATTGAAGAAATAAAAGCTGCACAATAGGATAAAACATGGGTACACTTACAGGCGCTAATATAATTACAAGAGTACAAGATACTCTACAAGATACTACAAGTGTTAGATGGCCAGAAGCAGAATTGCTTAGGTACATAAATGATGCGCAAAGAGAAATTGTAAATTTTAGGCCTGATGCTTCATCAAAAACTGCTAATGTGCAACTAGTTACAGGCACTTTACAATCATTACCCACAGAGGGGTTACGGTTAATTAAAGTAACTAGAAATATGTCTGATGCTTCTGGGGGTGCTACAGGAGCTAGAGCAATTAGATTAGTAAATGTTGATATCTTAAATACGCAAGAACCAGATTGGAACAATCCAGGAGTAGGCGGAGACGCTGCACACGGTACTACGGTTAAACATTATGTTTTTGATGATGATGATCCAAGAAAATTCTATGTATATCCGGGTGTAGCGGGTAATGCTTACGTAGAAATTGTTTATTCTAAATCTCCTACAGATTTAAGTGCTACAAGTTCTACTATAGATGTAGATGATATTTATGGTAATGCAATTGTAGATTTTGTTTTATATAGAGCATATATGAAAGATGCAGAATATGCTGCAAATAACCAAAGAGCAAGTACACATTATCAGCTGTTTACAACTAGCATAGGACAAGGGGGACAATCTCAAATGTTAGTAGATCCTAACAATGACCCAGTTTCTAATATAGGATCTGTTCCCAAAATGATGCAACGAGGTAACTAAAAATGGCAGCCTATTCTTCTTTAGTAAAAGAAGTACTACCTTATGTACCTATGTGTCCTGACACTTTAGTAGAACAGAATTTGCGTTCAGCAACCATAGAATTTTGTGAAAGGTCAAAAGCTTATATTTTAGATATGGACCCTTTTAACACTATATCAGGGGTTTATGAGTATGATTTTGATATACCAGTGGCTACTGAAGTCCATCAAGTATTGTTAATGACACACGATGGTAATGACATGGATCCTATAAGCCCACGTAGTTTAGAGTTAAACTACCCAGATTGGAGAGATAAAACAGGTCAACCCCATGTATATTTACAAAAAACCCCTACTACTTTTTGGATAGTGCCTGTGCCAAGTGGTGCTAAACAGGTTATAGCTAGTGTTGCTTTAAAGCCTACCAGAACTAGTAACAACATAGATACTACAATATCTAATCAATACAGAGATGCAATTATATATGGGACTTTATACAGATTATTGCGTATGCCAAATAGAGAGTGGACTGATATAGGCGCAGCACAAGAATATTTATTTCAGTTTAATGTTGAAATAAAACAAGCAGAATTAAGAGCTCGAGGCGGAGACCTTGGGGTAAAAAGAACTGTTAAGTACAAGGGACTAGGAATGCCAAGGAGACGGTATGGAAGGTACGGAAAGGAAATCGACTATTGAGGAACCCGTTTATACTGACATAAGAAAGTGTTGGAACGTTATAAAAACAGGCATACTTGATATTTTAAAAGAAAATCCGCATCTTACCTATATCCCCGAAGATGTTTACAGTGAGTGCGTAAACGAAAGAGCTTTCCTTTACACCTCTCCTGTAGGTTTTTTGATACTGACTGTAGAAACCGACCAGTTTACAAAAGACAAGACATTACTGCTATGGATAGCGTATACTTATGAAAAAGGTGGGCACAATTGGTTAGCTCACGATGAGTGGTTTAATAACCTAGCAAAAGAAGTAGGTTGTAAGTATCTCGAAGCGAGATCACGAGTACCAGAAATGGAGTCGTACACTAAAACAATAGGCTGGGAGTTAGACACACGAATATATAGGAAAGAAGTTAAATGAGTAGTAAACCAAATGCAGGGGCGTATAAAGCAAGCGAACAAGAAAAAGCTCTTGCTTCTGTGTCTTTAGCTGAAAAAAACTATTTTAAACAAAAATACTTACCTAAGTTAACAGAACTTAGAGATAGATCTATGACAGAAGACTACTCAGGCGTAGCTACTGGTAGAGCTCAAGCTGATACTATGCAAGCTTTGAGTGGTAGGCCTACTATAAGAGCCGCTCAATCTGTAGATGCGGCAGCAGATTTAGCTTCAGCAGCTGGGGCACAACAACTTCAAGGCAGAGTGCAAGGTTTAACAGCCCAAAGAGGCGACCAAGTAAATGTACTTAAAAATGCTAGAGGTATGCAGGCGGATGCTCAGTCTGGTTTGTCAAGAGCTGCAAGAATAGAATCAAGTAAGCAACTACAGTTTGCAAAAGCTAAACAAGCAAGAAGGAATGCTAACTTTAAGTTTGCTTCTAACCTAGCTGGAGATATTGGTAAAAAACTTAGACAAACTAGTGGACAAGTTGATACGGAAGAGAATGATAATAGACCAGATCCAGATGCTCCAATAGGAAGTTTTTATAATACTGGGTTTGGTAGTGGGTTTGGAGGAAGATAATGGCGCATACACCCGGACATAGAGATTATGTAAGCAATTTACCTGGAGTATCAAACCCAGAAGAAACTTTTGCTCAAATAACTAGACAAGACTATATGGATTTTGTTAATAATTTTAGAGACTTTGAAGAAAAGTTATTAAAAGCTACGGATGATACTTCTTTGATGGACCAAGCTAGAGAAGATCAAATGAGACAAAACCAAATAGCTCAACAAGTACAACAGCGAAACATAGAAAGATACGGAGGAGCTGGTTTATCAAATGCTCAAAGACAACAACAACAAAGAAATTTGCAATTAGGAGGGCAGCTAGGCCTCACTGGTTCTTTAAATAATGCTAGGGTACAACAAAGACAAGTCAACAATGCTTTGTTAAATGAACTTATAGGTATTGGGCAAGGAGTAAATCAAAGTTCTTTGAGTGGGTTGGGAGACGCTTCAGCTATGGCAGCGCAAAGAGCAGCAGCCTATAAAAATGCAAAAGCTCAACATCATAGTAATATGATGGGCTTAGGGGGCGCTATTTTAGGGGCGTTAATATAATGGCTATTCTACAGAGGTTATTTGGTCCAACCGACGTACAAGCACGTCAAGCCGAACTTTTAAAAACTGAAAGAAGAACCAACCAACAACTTCAAGATTCTACTTTTTATAATAATTTAATAGCTAAAGGACTAGTTGATAGAGATGACCATATTGTTGATTTTGAAAAGTTGGTAAGTAAAGATGACAACGGTATGTATCTTTATGAAGATGACATTGTAGCTCTTTTAAATTCTTCTAATAAATTTAGACAATTTACAGATACTAAAGAGGGTATGGATAAATTAGGTGTTATAGAGGGTTTTAGAGATAATGAAGATGGTACAAAGACCATAGTTACTAGAAGACCAGATACAAAAGCACTAGCTCCTAAAACTTGGTTTGCTTCAGATGATCCTAATGATTTAGTTGCTAATTTATCAGAAAAAGAATTTGAAACGCTAATTCAAGGTAACGCTTCAATAGCGAAATATAGAGCTTACCCCAATTTAGGACCTGCTGTTATAGCTCAAGGTATTGCACAGTCAGGGCCAAGAGATCTTATAACCGGAGAACCCCTAGGGGATCAAGAAGACGTAGACGACCCTGTAACAGAAGCGGGGGCTGTTGCCACTGCCATAGATGATGATCCTGATATAAACTTACAAGAAGCAAATGCTCAACTAGTTAGTATAGGAGAAGACCTACAAAAAAGACTAGAAGAGAGAAAAAAACGAACACCTAAAGTAGATACTAAAGACCTTTCTTTACCCCCAGCTACTGTAAATACTACTGCTCCAATTGTTCAAGACGTTAGTTCTTTTCTAGAAACTCTTACACCAGAGAGCGTTTTAGCAGACTCTGATATAGACCTTATTGTTCAAGGTTTAACTGAAGGTCGTTTCAGAAAAACTTGGAAAGCAAAATGGAAAAGAGCTCAAAGTAATTATGATCGTAATGAAACTAGACAAGAGGAAGCTGTAAAAGAAAGAGAGGGTAGACGTTATGGAGTTGCAAGCGCGCAAAGAGATAAAGATTATAAAAGTTTAAAAGATAAATATCTAAAAGAAAAAGAAGACCTTTTAAATCAAGTAAAAGAAAACATAAAAACAGATTCCGCGTCTATTGAAAAAGCACAAGCTGATAAAGAAACTACAAAAAGTTTACAAATACAAAACATAAAAAAACAACTAGAAAATACAAACCTAACACCAACTAGAAAAAAAGAACTAGAAGATCAGTTAGCTACTTTAGAGACTCCCCAACAACTTACCTCTGTTCCTAATATTGAAATACAGGGTGAATTAAAACCAAATGCTACTGCGGAAGAAGTACAAACTTTTTTTGAAGCAAACGAAGAAAGTTTAAAAGCACTTAGCCAAGATGGAGATTTGGTAAACAGAATAAGACAAGTTATAACTACTTTTGGCGTTGAAAAAAAAGAAGATTTAAAAAAGATACCATTTGGTACTCCTGAAGCCAACGGAGTTACAGCGCTTGATACCATAATAATGTTTGCTGCTTATGACAACCAACAGAATTTTTCTTCTGCACTAAAAGATTACGCATCAGTTCTTAGCACTCAAGCTACTATTACTAGAACTCAACAAACCACTGCGATTGAGCTTCAAGGCTATTACGATAGTCAAAACGAAAAGGTTGCAAGTTTGAATCAAACGTTTTTAGATGCTGAAAAAAGTTTTATAGATACAGTGTTTGATGAAGATGGTGATTTTAAACGTTTTACTGATAAAGATAGAGCTCTTGTCTCTAATCTAGTAAATGAGGTAAAAGGATTACCTGGAGCCCCCGGCTTTGAGTTTAAGGATGGTAAATACGTCATAACAGGAGAAGCTACTACAACAGTTCGTGATTCTTTAAAAGGAATAGCAGGCGTATTGTTTGCACAAGCCGTAGATCAAGAAAAATCAGTAGATTTTAAAGACTGGTTTGGTGATATTTTTGCACCTGGAGATCCAAAGAATATAGGTAATCTTATTGATAATGTTAGATTTAGAAGAGTTGACCCAGGAGATCCAAATAGTCCAATAGCAGAAATTTACTTTACTCCAGCCGGTAGCGAAAGAGAAGCAAAAGGTAGTTTAAAACCTTCTAACTTTACTTACAGGTTCGGTGGACCAAATGAAAATGCTTTTGCTAGAAATCTAATTCTTTATTACATTCAAAAATATGGTATCGAAGAAAGAGACTAATGAGATTGCAGGAGCTGGTGCAAGTAATCGATTCGTTCCTGATAACGCAGTAGCTAGTAGAGGAGCGATACAAGATACCTCTCCTGAAATAGTACCAATAGATGATCCCGTACAATTATTTAAAGCTGCAGTAGATACCGGTGTAGTCAACACCCAAGCTCAAATAACTAATTTTAAAGGGTCTTTAGCTGCCATCATGGGCAATGAAGAAAAAGCTCAAAGCGCTCTAAACCAAGCTCAACTCATACAACAAGCAGGAGCTCCTTATCTAGCAGGAGCAGAAACTTTTGAAGAGTTTTTAGATCAACCTACTTTTGGTGGTTTTATTAACCAAGCAATACAAGCAACCGGTCAATTTGTGCCTTCAGCTGTGGCTAGTATAGGTTTAGCTATGACGGGGGCTGGAGCTGGCGCAGCTATAACAGCTGGTGTTAGTAGGAAAGTAGGAACGAAAGCTTTACAAAAAAGTATTCTTCCGCAGAGCGTAGCAAAAGAAGCCTATACCAAAAGAGAAGTTCAAAAAGTTGTAAATAAATATGTAGCTATACAAGCAGCAAAAGCAAAAAATACAAAAACTAAATTAAAAATGACGGACGATGAAATGGATATGATTAATAATCTTTATGCAAGTGTTCGTAGTAAACGTTTACGTAAAGGGGCTACAGTAGGTGCTTTAACAGGTGCTGGGTCTCAAGAACAAGTCATGGGACAAGGTATTGCGTTTGGCGATTTTGGAGAACAAGGCATGATAGACCAAGAAGCTGGTTTTCAGTCTGCTCTGCAAGGTTTAGGTTTTGCAACAATTGGTTTAGGCAGTGAAGTTGTTGTAGCAAAATCTGTAGCAAACGTGCTTAAAAGAAAACAACCTAAAGGCATAAATACAGCAAAAGACGCTCCAATAAGAAGCAAAAGAGCTAGGATTGCACAGGTAGCAGGCACTACTGCAGTAGCAGAGGGTTTAGCAGAAGCAGGACAAGAGGAGTTGTCTGTCCGACAAAAATTTAGAATAGATGAAAGTTACACAAAAACTATGGCTAATTTAGATAGGGCTAATGCTTTATTTGCTGGGTTTTTTGGTGGTCTTGGTGTAGGTACAGCTATTGGTACCCCATCCGCCGTAGCTGGTAAGATGTACGATCAAGCAAAGCAAGGGCATGAAATTGCATTTACAACGGAGATGCAAGATCTTGACAAAGCTGGAACTGTATTAGCGGAAAGCGAAGCTGATTTAAGAAAACAGTTTGCTGATATGGATAGTCCTACTATAAGAAGAGATTTAGTTTACGTAGTTAATGCAAATGCAAAAACTATGGAAACACTTGAACCTGAAATGTTAGCTAAATACCCAAACGTACAAGCGGTAGAAATAGCAGATGTAGGCACTATGTATACTAACAAACCTGAAGTAGCAGAAGCATTTGCGAATGTTATGTCTGCAAACGTTTTGGATAAAACTCTTTTAGACGATTGGTTAGCTAGTAACTTAGGCTACACTAGAGCAAGAAGGTCAGAAGACACTCTAGCAGTTCGTGTAAAAGACGAAGATGGTTCTACACGTTGGGAACAGTCGACTTCCGCAGAAGGAGAGGCGCAAGCCATAGCAGCAGCAGAAGCATACATAAATAAAACACCCGGTCTTACTGTAGATACAAGGGATTTAGAATCTGTTGTAGAAGAACGTATGGACGCTATGCAGGATGAGGGGTTAGATGAAAATGAACAGCAAGAGTCTTTTCAAACAGAACAAGAAGAACTAGGAAATATTTTTGCACTTACCCCTGAACCAACCGCTGTAGAAGAGGGTAGAGGTTCTTTTCTTGATCCTATAACCCCTAGGCAAAAGGGTACACAAGTTTGGGCTATACCTTCTACCGATATAACTTACGACCAAGCTTTAGTAGAAGAAGCCAAGTCTTTAGTGCCAACAGAGTTTGAAAGAGAGTTTGAAGAAAATGTAAATAAAAAAAGATATTCAGAAAGTTTACTAAAAGCTTTTATAAAAGAAAATGTAAACGACCCATCTGGTGCTTTTTATAAAATTAACGAAAATACTGATAGAGGCGGATTTAATTTAATTAAATACAACATGGGTTATACCCCAGGGGTGACTCAACCTAGTCCTGCAGACATAACTAAATCAGTTAACTTAGCAAAAAGAAGAGCAAGAAATAGTAGGTTTACAATAGAAACACCTGAGATGAGTAAGCCTGTAGGAATAGATATGCCAACTCTTGTTAACCAAGGCAGGGTACTTGCTAGAAGATTTGGTGAAAGTTTATCTCCAGACGAGTTTGGTAGTGCTATAGATGGACTTGCTTTTATGTTAGGTTCTTTAGAGGGTAACTATGCGTTATTTTATGACGGCAAACTTGTAGATGACGCAGCTTTTAATGACCCTGGGGCGTTTATTTACACAAAGAATAAAGGTAAAGATAAGTTTACTTTAAATGATTTGCAAAGGGGTAGAGAAAGCCAAGTAAAAAGTGGAGACCTTGAGGCTGGATTTGATCCAAGGCAAGATATACAAGAAGAATCTAGATTAGAAACAGTAGAAACTGGTCAAGGCGTTGACCTAGAAACAGGTAGACAAACACCGCAATTTGTTCAAGTTGAAGACCAAACTACTTTGCCAGACCAAAGAATAGAAAATGAGTTTAATCAAAGATTATTTAAAAACCCCTACGCGAAAGGGTCTTCTACAAGAACAGGGGGCCCTAAACCCGGTGTTTTTTTTACTAATGTAGTTGAGCAACATTTAGGCGCTACTTTTCTTAAAGACTTTCAACGTATTGCTAATACTAAACTAGGTTTGAAAAAAGCCTACAAAGTATTTAGTACTACAGAGGATATTACTTTAGAGTCTTTAGAAGGAGATGCAGATTTATTAACTAGAGTTCAGGCTGCCCTTACGCAAGATATGGGCCCAGAAGGTTCTACAAGGGGTAGAAATATAAAGGGTGCAAATTTTGATGTTCTTCTTGTACAAACTAGAGAAGGACTTAACAAAGCAGAACAAGGAGCTAGGGCATTTGTTGTAGCTCATGAGATAGGCCACTCTTTTGTAAATCAAGAATTAGAAAAAAGTTTAAGTATACCTAAACTAAGACAGGGTTTACTTAACGCATTTAATCAAGACAGAGAAGGAAATGACACTGCTCAGTATACAAATGATGACCAAGGCTTTAACGAATGGATGTCAGATCAAGTAGCTTCTTATTTGCTCGATGAAACAAAAAAAGCACAAAACCAAACAGACTCTTTCTTCAAACGTTTAGCAGGTAAGATACAAGCTTTTGTAAAAGAATTTAGTAATTTTGCTACTAGAAGATATGGAGTAAGTCCTGCTTTTGCTGACTATGTAGTGGAGTTAAAAAGGATAAACAACGACCCCGGTCATTTTATGACAAAGTATCTAGCAAGTGCAGAAATACAACAAACGGTAGAAAAGATAGGTAAAGAAATACCGTTAGGTGACCCCAAAGCCCCACAAAAAATACAACAAACGGTAAATAGATTAAAAGAAACAGGAAATTTTATAGGAGTAGGAGAGTTTTTAAAAGTTGTTTTATTTGCTAAAGACAATTTACTTAGAGGGTATGGCCCAGCTGGGAAAAAGTTAGCACAAATGTTTAGAGGTCAATCTCAATCTACCGAAGAAGTAGGGCTTCTCACTGCAACTGTCACACAAGCTAGAGCAAAAATGAATGAGATACAGGATATTTTGGGCGTGTTTAAAACTGGTGACATGACGCAAGATAAAATGAATATTCTTTTGGATGCAGAATCTAGTAAACCCACAGAAGAGTTAGGCCCACAAGCACAACGAATTAGAGAATGGTTAGTAGAACACTATGATAAATTAAATTTACAAGAAATAGGAGTGGACAGGCTTTCTAACTTCTTTCCCCGTTCTTTAGCTATACAAGAGATAGCAGGTGATAAAAGCAAAGCAGAAGCTTTAGCTAATTTATTAATAGAGTATAACCCCGGTTTAACAAAAGCCGAGGCTGATTTAAGTGTAGAGATTACACTTTCAGACGCTACAAATGAAATAGAATTAGCTGCTTTGAAACAAGCAGAAAAAATGGGAACAGTAGAAGAAACTCTTAAAGAACTTAGAAAAGAAAGAAATATACCTTCTCACGCTAGATATTCTTTAGGCTTAACTAAAGCTAGAGTAAAACTTTACTCTAGAATACCTACTGAAGCGTTAAGGAATATAGAAGTATTAGAAGACCCACATAGAGCTTTACAAAAATATATTGACAATACTGTTAAAAAAGTAGAATTAAATAAAAGAGGCGGACCTCAACAAATAGAAAAACTTCTAAGTGAAATACAAGACCCTAAGCAAAGAGAACAAGCTACAAAAACAGTTATGGCAATGTTAGGAAAAGTTGAACCTATTTCAAGTGGCTTGTTTAGAGGGGCTAATCAAATAGGATTAGCTTTTAATGTAACTACCCTTTTAACTTTTGCTACTTTTGCTTCTTTTCCAGATTTAGCAGGACCAATACTGCGTTCTAAAGACTTTGGAGCATTACGAACTGCAGCCAGTACTATTTTTAATATGATCAATAATAAAGAAGAGGCTGCTCAGTTAGCTAAAGACATAGGAGTTGTTGGTATTGATGCAATGATGGAGACATTTGTAGGCGCTGGGGAATTAGATTATACAAGTGAAAACACTAAAAAATTTACTAATAAGTTCTTTAGGGGTATAGGATTAGAACAGTTCACTAGGTTTACTAGGATTTTTGCAGCAGGTATGGGTAAGTCTTTCTTGTTAGATAATGCTAAAAAAGCCGCAGCTGGCAACCAAAGATCAGTAAGATATTTAAAAGAGTTAGGATTGACCGCAGAAGAAGTAAACAGTTGGGCTGGTGGTAATATTAATGAAGCAGGTAATGAGAAAATAAAATTAGCGTTAGCTAGGTTTGTAGATGAGTCTATAGTAAGACCAAACGCAGCAGAAAGACCTACTTGGGCTTCTGATCCTAGGTTTGCTTTAGTGTGGCAACTTAAATCTTTCTTCTATGCATATGGTAAAACTATCGTAGGTGGTTCTATGAATGAAATGCAAAATAGATATACGGAAGCGGGATTAACAGGAGCAGCTGTACCTTTGTTCTTAGGTGCTGCAACTTTACTACCATTAACTATGTTAGGGTTTGATCTACGTGAAAGATTTAAAGTTGGATTAGCTTGGGTACTACCAGGTGTAAGCCCAGAAGATAAAAACTACAGAAGATCGCAACAGATGGATTGGGGTGAGTATACTACAGAGATTATCGATAGGTCCGGAGTACTTGGGCCTTTTACTTTAGCACTTCCTTTGTTTATGGAAGATAAAAGATATGGAGA